CGGTCCTCGGGCCGCCGCTGCGGTCGAGTCCCCCGGTATTGGCGGACGTACTCTGTCGTCTGCCGGACCCGGAGTATTGGCGCGACCAGACGGACCCGTTCGATCTTGTCACCCACACCCACGAAGCAACCCACGGCGTTTCGGCCCGTATCCGCCGCCAGCCCGGTTGCCATTCGATCTACTGTCTCGAAGGCCGGTCGGTCACGATTCGGCATCCGCGGTTAACGATCGGGCAAGTAGCGGCGGCGATCCCGGTTGAGGAACGCGGGCCGATCTATCAGTTGTATTTGGTCCAACAACGCCGCGATTGGGACCGGGAGCCAATCTATTTGGTTGAAGAGCTAGTTTGCTACGTTCACGGGACATTCGCCCGCCGGCAATTGGGCCTGGTCGAACGACAAGAGACGGAGCGCTACGCGGCGGAGCTAGAGCGGTACTGCCGGGCGATGATTGCGCTGGCTGCAAAGGTCGATCCGGACTACCCGGACGCGGCAAAGCTGGCGGCGTTCATTGAGTGGAACGCGGCCCGGTTCCGGGCGGCTATTGAATGATGATTCAAGGGGAACGCGAGGGTGTTTACCTTTCTTGGCATTCCGGGCGAGTGTTCCCGGTTAACTCTTTCTCTAAGGGAACCGCCCGCAATGAATGCTATCCAGACGAAGTTGGTCGAAGATATCGACGCGAAGATTGTTGAACTGGACGCCGTTTCCGCAATGGAACCGGGCGACGCCTCGGAAGAATCCGCCCGTAGTGCCACGGTCGACAAGCTGACCGCGGAGATTGACACCCTTCGCTCCCGTCTGGCTGTCGAGAACAAAGCGGCGGACGCCCGATCGAAGGCAAGCGCCGTTCGTTCGGCTGTCACGGCCGCCGGCGTCGTCGTTCCCGCCCCGGCTCCGGTCGCTGTCAAGCGGGCCTTGCCAACGCTCGGACGTATCCAGGGCTTCGACAACGCGGAGGATGCCGCGGCGGCCGGTCGGTTCCTTCGGGCGCTGGCCCGCGGTGAACTGCGCGGCGATTTCACGACGCCGACGGAAGAACCCAACGCGATGGGCGAGTTTTCGCCAACCTACGACGGCCGCGGCTCGGAACTTGTCACCTATGACATTTACCGCGGCATCCTCAACCTGTTGTCCTATTCGTCGATCGCTACGCAGGTCTGTTCCACCTACGCGGTCAACGGCCCCGGCATGTATCTCCCGGTTGCGGAAATGATGCAGGAAGCGGAGTTCTATCTCGAAAACTGCGAAATCAAGCCTGTGACGTTCGGCGGCGGAACCCGCGCGGCGCTGGACCTGAAGAAAATCGGCGCGCGGGCGCAGGTTTCCAATGAGTTGATGGAAGACGCGTTTGTGTCCGTCGCGCAGTTGGTGGCGTCGCAGTTTGCTTACGCGTTCGCCCGGAAAATCGACAAAGTCTGGCTCCAGGGTGATTCCGTCGCCCCGGTTCCGGGCGGCGGCCTTTGCGGCATGGTTCCGGCGTCGAACGTCGTTTCATCGACGGGCGATCTGACCGCGGGCATTTTGGCGCAGGTCGTGAGCGTCGTGAATCCGAACGCCCGGAATCGTGCGTGGGTCGTCTCCCCGGCCGGCTGGGGGAAGATTATGGGCGTCGCCGCTGGCGCTATCGGCGCAAGCATCGGGGATTCGGTCCGTCCGGTCGTCTACGGCGCCCCGGTCTATCAGTCGCAGGATCTCCCGGCCGATGTGCTGGCGCTTTACGGCGATTTCGGTTCGTCCTGTGCGATCGGCTACAAGCCGGCCGGCCTGCAAATTCGGGCAAGCACCGAACGGGCAATCGAGTACGACGAAACCGTATTCGTGGGCACGGCTCGGTATGCCTGGGCCATCCACTCGCCTAGCTACGTCGCGAAGCTGACGACGACGGACGCGGCCCCGCTTGCCACTCCGGCCCCGTCCGCGAAGTCGGACCCCGTCACTTCGGCAACGTCTTCCACGAAGTCGACGAAGTAAGTCGGTCGCGTTGATTCACGACCCCCGGCGCCGGATGGATTCGGCGCCGGGGGTTTTCTTTCCTCGGAGGGTCTGGCGATGAGTTGCGGCGGACAATCGGCCCTACCCTACGATTCATTGCGACGCGTCGCGGAACCCGTCTTCGAGGCGGTTTCGCTTTTCGACGCGAAAGAACACCTCCGCATTCCCTTGGACGTTTCGGACGACGACGTTCAATTAATGGCATGGATAGCGGCCGGCCGGCGGATGATCGAAAGCCGGATCGGCTCCACGCTCACGCTGACGCAATGGCAGGCGCGGCTAGTGGGCGTCGGCTGCGGTTGTTCCTGTGGCGGCGTCCCGCTGCCGATGCCGCCCCTGGTGATCGACGACGCGCACCCGGTGGAAATATTCGTTCGGGATGGCGACGGCGTAAAGACCTGGGTGGACCCCTCGGCGTACTCGGTCGACGACGACCGCTTTCCGGCGGTCCTGCGGACGCGGAACGGCTGGCCGGGCGTTTGCTGCGAGTCGAGCGTGTATATCCGGTTTTGGGCTGGCCGGCGTGGCGCGGAGGAAGTCCCGGCCCAGTTGCGCGCGGCTCTGAAACTATTGGTCGGGCATTTCTACGAAAACCGGGAGGCGGTTTCGACGGAGTCGGGGGCGGTCGTGTTGCCGCTGGCGGTGGATGCGCTCTTGGCGTCGGAATCTTGGGACGGGGGCTATTGAATGCGCGCCGGACCCCTGCGGGAAGTCGTCGTGATCGAAGCGCCGCGCGAGGAACAAAACTCGCTTGGGGAGTCGGTCCAGACCTGGCACCGCTTCGCGGTCCGGCGGGCGAGTGTCGAGGCGGTTTCATACGCGGAGTCGACCCGCCGGCAACAAACCGGCGGCGAGTTGTCGCATACGGTCCGCCTGCGGTACGTCGAGGGTATCCGCGGCTCTATGCGGCTGCGCTGGCAGTCTCGGGAAGACCGGATTCTTTATATCTCCGGAATCGTCGAGCGCGGGCACCGGCAGGAGCATGAATTGCAGTGCGAGGAGCGCGGGTAATGGCGAACGAATTTCTAGTTTTCGATTCGCTGTCCTACGCGGACGACTGCCGGGCGTTGGGTCGCGGGTACGCGGCGCTACCCAAGGCGCTGGCAAAAATAACCATCCGGAAGGCCGTCAAGGAAGCCATAAAACCGTTCGTTCCGGCGTTGCGGGCGGCTACCCCCAAGAGCAAGGGCAAGCGGACGAAGACGGCGGCCGTATCGCGGGATACGTCGGGCCGTTTCCAAAAGGGATCGGGGAAAAAGTCGGTTATCAAGCCCGGCCGGCTGCGGAAGTCGATCATCACGGTTACGAAGTTTGCCAATAAAGTTAATCATGGGTCGTTTTCCGCCCGCGTGACGTTTTCGCGCGGCGAGGGCAAGGGCAACCACGCGTTGTGGGTCGAGGAAGGAACGTCGGGCCGCTCGGGCAAGGGCGGCGCGAACCGCGGCAAGGTAGACCCGCGCTGGTTCCTGCGAACGCTGTTCCGGTCGATGGCACCCGGTATTGCCGCGTCCATGGGGCTGCACCTATCCGCGGGCCTGGAGGCGGCCGGCCGGCAGTTGCAGAATTACATGAAGAACAAAAAGAGGTAACGCGATGGGCTACCCCGAAAAATGGCTCCGCGGGGCGATTGAAGCGGCGACCAACTGCCGGACGTTCCCCGTTCAGGCGCCGGAAAACGCTGTCACCCCCTACGTAGTTTACCAGCGGACGGCAACAAGCCGGGAGCGGACGTTGACGAATAACGCGTTCGTCCCCATCGCGTCGTTTTCGGTCTGGATTTACTCCGATACCTACGCGGCCGGGAAGGAACTTTCGGAGCGGGTCCGGGTTGCGGTGGACAATTTCAAGGGGGAGGCGGACGGCGTAACAATCGAACGCGTCTTCCTGGCCGACGAGGCCGACGGCGATCTTGTCGATTTCGCCGGCGAGGGAAAACCGACGTACACAGTAGCGCTCCAGTTCGAAATCCGCTTTCGCGAGGTCTAACGCAATGGCATACCCTTACGAAGATTCGCAGGGAATCACATTTACCTTCGCCGGGCAGGAGTTCGGCTGCACGAATATCAAGAAAAAGGTCAACGGGTCGTCTACCGACGACAAGATTGACGTTTCGACCACCGACATTCCCTCCGGCTCAAAGCGCCTCTATCAAGACCCCCCGTTGATCGACGACCCGAACAAGGGCGTTTTGGCGATCGTTTCGATTTCGTTCCTCGGCCTTGAGGAACCGCCGATGGATAAGGCGTACCCGATCGAATGCGCCGGGCTCGGCATTAGCGGCACGGCCCGTTGTACGTCCTACGAAGTCGAGGCGGCCGTCGGGGACGTTATCAAGGGTACGGCAGAGTTTGCTATCGACGACCCGGAGCTATTGGCGGCGTTCTTGAAGCCGGCCCCGGCTCCGTCGACTGACCCGGCGCCCGCATCGCAGGCGGCCTAGCCGGAGGCTGGCCGATGGCGAAACATTTCCCAGACGCTCAAGGCACCTTCGCACGGTT